GACATCATGAACAGGCGCCCGATGTCGGAAGACACCGTGCGCCGCATGAAAGCCTTTTTCGACCGGCACGGGGCCGACAAGCAAGGCGAGACGTGGGACCAGCAGGGCAAGGGCTGGCAAGCGTGGAACGGCTGGGGTGGTGATGAGGGTTATTCGTGGGCCACGGCGATCGTCGAGCGGCTGAACAAGGCGCAAGCCAACTCCGCGACAAATCAAAACCGCACCGAGTTTTCCGCCGCCACCGAGGTCGCGATGGTGCTCCACGAAAAGCCCGAGAACCCCAACGACTGGCTGACCGCCGTTGAGCAATACCGCAAGCAGCTCGACATCCGATGCGGAGAGGCCGCGAAGCCAATCGTCGGGAAATCAATCATCGAGCACACCTTTGCAACGCAGCCAACGAGCGCGAAGAAATAATAACTTTATGGATACACAGACGCAAATCGACCGGCTGATCGAGTTGGCAATCGTGCAACGCTCCGAGCTGAAACAGCTTGTTTCCGAATTGCCGCAACTTCGCGAGCATCTCAACGCGGAAATCGAGCGCACATTCGAGGAGGCCGAGCCGCAGATTCGCACCGAGCTCGAAGAGTTCTGCCGAGCGCGGGCGACCGACGAGCACGCGAAGACCGGCGCGGCGCTCGCTGCGAAAGTCGAGCAGTTGTCGAAGCAGCTAGAGGTCACGACCGCCGCGAAATACTCGGTCCTCATGGATGAGCGACTGGAGAACGCGAATCTGCTCGCGAAGGCCGAGGCGCGCATCGAGGACGCGGCTTCAATGCTCACGCACGCCGTGAAGGAAATCGTCACCGACGAACTCTCGCGCTTCCCTCGCGCTGGCGAAATCGACCAGCTTCGCAAGGAGTTTGCCGAACCGCGCGGGCTCAATCCTCGTGGCCGGTGGATGCCCGATGAAACTTACCAGCGGCTCGACTTGGTCACGATCAACGGCGACAGCTTCGTGTCGAACATCGACGGCAACCGCGAGCGCCCAAGCCGAACGGCTGGCGATTGGACTCTAAGCGCAGCACGCGGCAACGGAGGCGGGGGCGGGGGTGTAACCTCGATGACCGACTTGGTGCCCGTCCCGAGCAACGGACAGCTTCTCATCGGCAACGGCTCGGCGTTCGTGAATAGCACGCTGACCGCTGGCACCGGCATCTCGATCTCGAACGGCGCGGGCTCGATCACGATCAGCGCGACCGACGGAAACATCACGCTCGACGACGGCACGGCGGCGGCTCCCTCGCTCAACTTTACCGACGACCCCAACACCGGACTCTACCGGCCAGCGGCGGACACGGTTGGCATCGTCGGCGGTGGTCACGACATCCTGCGGCTGACCGACATCGCGAGCGCGACGGACTACGTCCAAATCAAAAACGGCATCGGTGTCGGGAGCCCGATTCACATTCTTGCCGAGGGCGCGAGCGCAAACGTGGGCGTGCATGTGCAGCCTAAGGGTAGCGGACTTCTCACGATCTCGGATGGCTTGGATTTCAACAAAGGTATCCGGTTCCGGTCCTCGTCGAGCGCCGCCAGTGCGGTGACTTTGCTCGATGCCGTCTCGACTGCGGGGCGCGTCATCACGCTGCCAGATGCAACAGACACCCTCGTCGGTAAGGCTACGACGGATACGCTGACGAACAAGACGCTGACGAGCCCGACGATGACCGCGCCGGTTCTTGGAACGCCAGCGAGCGGGACCGCAACGAACCTCACCGGCCTTCCGATCTCCACCGGCGTCAGCGGTCTCGGCACCGGCGTGGCCACGTTTCTCGCGACGCCTACCTCCGCGAATCTTCTTGCAGCCGTGACCGACGAAACGGGCACCGGCGCGCTTGTGTTCGGGACGAGCCCGACGCTCACCACGCCGATCTCGGCGACCCTCACCTCCCCCGCCGCGACCAGCCTGACGCTCGCGGGCGGCAGCGGAAATGCCAATGTCATCCTGACGCCAAGTGGCACGGGCAAAGTCGGCATTTTAACGGTGAGTCCAGCGGCGGTGCTCGAAGTAGGTGGAGCGTCTGCAAACACAGACTTCCGCATTAGTCGGACAGTGAGTCCGTCCACGTTTTTTTCGGTTACCGCTCCCGGTGGAAGCCCTTCAACTACCGTGTTTGGCGTTAGCGGCACGGACATTCTTTCGCTAAATTCTACATCGGTTACGATTGCCAACACCACCGCAGGCTTCGCAGGCGCAGGCGCGCTGGTGGTCACGGGTGGGCTGTCGGCGGGCGGTGCGAGCTACTTCGGGGGAAACATCGTTGTCGCCCAAGACAAGTTTTCCAACTTCGATGGGTCGGGTGCCGCCCGCATGGGTATGCAAGCCGTCAGCACCGCGCCCTACTCGGTGCGTATGCTCGGATCGGCAGATGCGGTCAACACACGCGACTTTAGTTTTGGTTACTACACATCGGATAATGCGGCCTTAGCTTGGAATCAAAAAGCGGCAATCAACTCTTATACCGGAGCCGCCACCTTCGCGGGCGCGGTGGCTATTGGGAACACCGTTTCCTCTGTGTCTCCAACTTCGCCAAACCGCACCATCACAATGGTCGTCGGTGGCGTGACTCTCTACATCGCGGCCAAAACCACAAACGATTAATCCCATGACCATCCCAATCGCACCCTACACAATGGGCTCTCCCGCCCAGCCAAAAGTCGGAACGCTCTAAAACATGGACGGAAAAGAGATAATGTTCTCAGACGGGGTAATGCGCTACGACGGAGAAACGTTCTCGGGCGTTTACGGTATTCACTGTCTAGCGAATGGGAAATGGTATGTCGGCGAAAGCAAAAACGTAAAACGCAGAGTTCAATGCTATATCCGCATCAAAAAAAACGGCAAGCAGCGTTTGATTTTCTCGGCTCTCAATAAATACGGAGCGTGCGCTTTTGTGTGTTATGTCTTGGAGCGTTGTCCCATATCTGAATTGAAGTCCAAGGAGGTGTTCTGGGGATGCAAGTTAGCTTGCGTCGCACCATATGGGTATAACCTCAAAATTGGTGGGACAAATAATTCGATTTTTAGTGAAGAGACCAAAAAGAAGATGTCGATTTCTCGCACAGGTTTGTCAAATGGTCCGATGTCTGAAGAAACAAAAAGAATAATTTCCGAAATCAAAACCGGAAAGAAACTGGGACCGCAGACGGATGAACACAGGAAAAAGGTCGCGGAATCAAAGCGTGGGAAAAAGCGTCCTGTGTTTACGGTAGAGTGGATCAATAATATGCGGAAGGCGGGCTTAGGTAAAAAGCTTTCACAAGAAACCAAAGATAAAATTGGTTTGTCCAAGCTGGGAAAAAAGAGGCCTCCACTTTCTGAATCTTGGAAATCAAAAATTTCAGCGTCGTTAAGAAACCGAAATTACCAACTATTATGATCAACATCCCAATTTCCCCATATACGATGGGTTCTCCAAACGCTCCAAAGACAGGAGTGATTTTTTCCGTCCGATACGTCCAATACACAGACCCCACCGCCGTAGCCGACTGCCACCTCCTCGACGCTCAGGGCGTGGAAATCATGCCCGTTGGCCTTGTGCCCGCGACGGCAGAGCAATGCGCGGCGTGGACTGACGACGCTGCGTTTGCCGCCGTGCTCGCGGTTAATGCGGGGTTTGCTCTTGTAACGGAATAATCTAAGTGAATCTGCAACGCTCATTGCTTCTTGGGGTGCTTGCGCTTGGGTTGGTGCTAATCCTTGCGCTTTCATTACGCAGTGAGCGTGTGCTGGTAAATGGACTTCCGCAGCGAATTGTCGCTAAATCACAGGTGGAAGCGCGGGCTTTGGCCGGTGCTTTGGCCGTTCCTGTTCTTGGTACTGGTTCGATGGCTCCATACATCACCAGTGCCCCAAATGGGGCTGATCCGCTGAAAACAGTCGTAGCCTATGCTGTGCTAAACACAGACTTGGTTTACAGCGACATCACCCCCGGTGCGCTTGTCATCTACTCCATTAACTACGTCAAAGGCTTTAACACCATGCACCAAGCTGCACTTCTTGATAGTGCTGGATGGATTATGACTGGTTTAGGTAATAAGGAATACGAAAACAAAGTGCGCGTCACTGCTGCTAACTTTGTGGGCATTGTTTCGCGAACATATGTCTGGTAACCTTAAACATGGATGCAATTGAAATCCTTGTTAAAGGTTGGCCTATTTTTCTGGGTATGATTACGCTAATAATTGTACTAAGCAAACTAGATTTACGGGTGTCAGTTTTAGAGGAGAAGGCCAAGAGTCTATTTGATTTGTTCAATAAAAAGTAGGCAAATTCAAAATTCCCATTCTTAACAGTTGACTTCTTAATTTACGCATTAACCATTTCTCGGATGTCTACTATTCAAGCCCTAAACAACCTCTATAACGCCAGCCGTCGTGCTGGCCTAACTGCTGACGAGCATGATTTGCTCAAGAAGTGCGCGGAGCAGATTCTAGCCGAAATTCAGCCCAAAGAAGCCAAAGACGACAAAGTGGTCGAGTTCGCGGATAAGGTGCCTTAAAACGCCACGAATGGGTGTTTAATGGGCCTTCCAATAGACAACGCGCCATAAATAGGTGTTTAACGGGCCTTGTAATAGACAAAACGCCATAAATAGGTGTTTAACGGGCCTTGTAATACATCTATTAATAGCTATTAACCCCATAATCGGGCAATAAGGCATAAAATACGATCACTTATGGACATTTCAACTTTGTTTGCCGGTCCATTAGGTGGTATCTTAGGACTAGGGGGAGCCATCTTCCAGAAATGGCTCTCCATGAAGGAGGCGAAGGACAAGCATTCCATGAAAATGGAAGAGCTTAAACTATCGTCTCAGATTGACTTGCAGAAGGCCGAGTTCACCCTACGGCAAACAACCGAGGAGTCTAATGCAACGCTCTTTGGCAAGGCCATTGACGCTCAGGCAGCTCTTCGCCCAAGTTCCAGCATAGTCTCGGATGTTGTAGCCCTGTTTCGTCCCGGCCTCACCTTGGCCCTTTGGGTTAGCTCCACCGTTCTCTCGGTGTGCTATCGTAATGAACACCCAGAGCTGATGAACTTCATTATTACGTCCACATTCGGTATGTTCTCTATTTCCGTAGGCTATTGGTTCGGCGTTAGAACCGAATACAAGATGTCACTAGGGTCTTCTAAATGAATCATCCTAGAAGCGTAATTAGTGATGTTCTGGCGGTGGTTAGCGCGTCATCTTCCATTGCTGCTTGGCAGGAACAATTAGATTGGATGCTAAAAATCATTGCATCGCTTCTGGCTATTTCTGCTGGCGTCTACTCAATTGTCTCAAGGCGCAAAAGTCGCAATAAATCATCTAATCTATGAAACACAAGAACGTCAATAAGGCTGGCAAAGACCAAGGCACGGGCGGCAAAGCTTGCTGGGATGGCTATCGCCGCGTTGGTGCCAACGGATGCGTCAAAATGAAGAAGCGCAAGAAATGAACCCTCGCGATTTACCGTGCAATAAGCCCCGCCGAGATGTTCAAGGCGGCAAGAAGTCTGTCGTTCGCGCTTGTCAAGATGGCAAGTCCAAAGTGGTCAGATTTGGTGATGCCAATATGACCATTAAGAAGTCTTCTCCTGCCCGTAAAGCGTCCTACTGCGCTCGATCCGGCGGCATCAAGGGCACAGCCAATAAACTGTCTGCTAACTATTGGTCTCGTCGTGCTTGGGGATGCTAGAATGAGCGAATGCCAAGGTATGCCTCATTCGGACGGCTTGATAGCCAGCTAATTGATGACGGAGACACGGCTTTTGCCAGTCTCAATCAACGTCTTCGTCCTGACCAGCTTAAAGCGGGTGAAGTTGCCGTAAGCCAAAATGGGCGGATGGACGTAGATGGCTCTTGGCAGACGCGCAAGGGCTATCGCAACGTCTTTGCAAACATTGGCGTTGGCGCGGGAGCATTGGTGCTACCATTCACCCTGAACGATGCGTCACCACCTACAATAAACGACTTGGCCGTGGTGGCTATTTACGGAACCTGTCTCTACTCGGATCAGTCTTCTGCTAACACCGAATACATCGTGTTAGCCACGGCGACAAAGGCAATCCTTGTAAAGACAAGCGATACATCTGTCTCTTGCACCATAAACTATCCAGCTAGCAATACCGTTGATTCAACGTGCGAAGTTATTCAGTCGTTCAACTATCTGTTCATATTCCGAGATGGCAAAGTGGCGTTTCAATGGGATGGAACCGCTCTCAGCCCCACCGTTCCAACACTATTTACGCTAGTGAGCAATGGTGGCTACACCCAGCCATTGGTTTATGACACCGCTGCAAATACGGCCATTGTTAATGGCGTAGTTACGGTAACCGAAACCGCACACGCCATTCTTGTCGGAGACTTGGTTATGGTTAGTGATAGCGGGGATACAGGTCTAAACCCCCTTACGGAATATCGGGTTTACGAAAAGACCGCCAATACGTTCCTGTTCAAAGCAGACGCAAGCGACATTGCTGGCGCAAGAATCACCGTAGGCAAACGGCAGTCAATTGGGCTTGGATTCACGCATATGCCAGCCCCCCCTTGGGCCACCTATCACCAGCGCAGGCTCTGGATGCCTTTCAACTACTCGATGACCGGAACTTCGGGAAATCCAACCATTACGTCTCGCAATGTTAGCGATGAGCTAATTGCGTCAGACATTCTGGATCAGAACACCTATGACCAGATTAAGAACCAGTTCAAAATGGCTTCTGGGTCTTCTGACTACATCGTTGGATTACAGGCGTTCGCAGAAGATGTGCTGGTTGTGTTTGCCCGCAACTCCATTCATTTGATTCGTGGAGTTGGTGGTGACTTGGATAATGCCAGCGTTCAAGAAGTGACGCGAGAAGTGGGCGCAGTTGCGCGTAAATCCATCATGCAAATAGGGAATCAAATCCTGTTCCTTTCGGACAACGGGGTTTACAGCGTGGGATTTGAGAACCTTTACAACCTACGCGGGGCATCCGTTCCCATGTCGGAGCCGATTAACCCAATCATGGGTAGAATCAACAAGACCTATGCTGCCAATTCCGTTGGTGTCTATCACGACAATCGCTACTACCTAGCGGTTCCGCTTGATTCATCCACGGTGAACAACGCAATCATCGTATTCAATCTGCTTAACAATGGCTGGGAGTCTCTTGATATAATCAATAACAGCCAATGGAACATCATTGGATTCGTTCGCTCTGGCGCGGGAACTGTTAATCGACTGCACACGGTGAGCAAAGAAGGCGGCATTCACGTCATTGATGAGGCTGGCGTAAACTCTGGCGACAGCTACGATAATGTGTGCTTGAATATGTCTTCTGCACCCGTCATTAGCCAGCTCGATATTGACTCAATCCTTACGACTCGCCAATACACCTATTCGACAATGGACAGGAAGCGATTTAACTCGTATGAGCTGCACGTTGAGAGCGCACTAAACGCTGAATCAGATGCGGACATTTCAGTGGAAGTGGAGAATCCAGATTCCAGCGTAACATTGGGCAGTGTCTTTTCTGTATATGGAAAATACGTTGCCTCTAATGAGGATGTGTCGATTCGTGGACGAATTGGTAATAGGGCTGGATATGGGGCGCAGTTTACGGTTGCGCCAACACTGGGACGACCCAAGATTAGGGCTGTGAAGATTACGGCTGCGCTTCAAAACGGATCAACGTCATCCGCTGAATAATGAAAGACATCACAACAGGATATAAGTTTACTGATTCCAAGACGGATTGGGTTTCAAATAAAGACACGTCAATTCGTCTTAATAAGATGATTGATGATGCTAACGTAAACATTTTTGGCGGAACAAACGTCACAATATCTAGGGGCAGTAACGGAATAAACATTTCTGCCGTTGCCGCACCGGGATCAATTACCGGAACTCAAATTGCGCCATCAACCATCACCGGAACCAACATTGCAAATGCCACCATCACGGGAACTAACATTGCAAACGCTACAATTATAGGAATAAATATTGGCAATGCAACGATTACGGCAACAAACATTGCTAACGCTACAATTACCGCTGCTAATATTGAAAACGCTACAATAACTGGCGGCAAGATTGCAAATGCAACAATATCTGCTGGGAACATAGTCAATGCAACCATTACAAGTGCTCAAATAGATAACGCAACGATTACTGGAGCAAAAATTGCAACAGCAACGATTAGCGGTTCAAACATTGAGTCTGCAACAATTAGCGGATCAAACATTGCCACGGCAACAATCAGTGGTTCCAATATTATCGCTTCCACTATTAGTGGTTCTAACATTGCTGCGTCCACCGTTTCTGGAAGCAATATAGCCGCACAAACAATTAGCGCATCAAATCTTGTAGATCAAACTATTACTGCCTCAAAAATAGCAAATCTAACAATTAGCGCAGCTCAGATTGATAACTTAACCATCAACGGAACAAAGATTGCTTCAAACGCCATTACCGACGATAAGGTTGCAAACGCAACTTTAACTGGAGGAAAGTTGGCAAATGCAACAATTACCGGAACGCAAATTGCAAATGCAACGGTTACTGGAGCCAATATTGCAAACACTACAATTACTGGGGCAAATATTACAAATGGAACAATTACCGGATCAAAAATTGACAATGCAACAATTACGGGATCAAACATTTTAAGTGCAACGGT